GTGATCCTCCTAATCTTGCGTGTATCTCGTGTGTTTCGTGTATCTCGTGTGTTTCGTGTATCCCGCTCGTTTATTACAATCATGCAAGTTCTATCATCCGCTCCCGGATTTCGTTAAGTCTTTTGAAGCCTCTTGAGACGGATGGTCTCGAGCCTCTTCTTTGCGGCTTCCACCTTAACGAGTTCCTTTTGAATCTCCGCGAGGGTCATGTTATCCTCGAGCTGTTCCTTAAGGTCCGCGAGGGTGATGTCGTCCTCGTCCTCCTCGTCATCTTCGCATGCTTGGCAATGAGCGTCAAACATGTGACAGGTGTGTTCCCCGTTTTCGACCATCTCTTGGATGTCGGGGTCATGCATGATGTCATCATCCTCGTCAGAGACCGGGTCGCGAAAGTCGGGCATGCTGCCAAACTCAACCTTCTTGGTCTCGGGGGGAGGGAGGACCTCAAAGTTGATTTTAGCGTTGGGGAGCAGGGTCGTGAGACGATCCAAAGTTTTCATGGCGGAGCGGGAGCCGATGAGCTTGCCGCCGAGAGCTTGAATTTCAAAGTTCATTGTTGTTTGTTGTTTGTTGTTTGTTGTTTGTTGTTTGTTGTTTGTTGGTTGATAAATATAAGGTTTTGAGCTGACTTAGGTTTTATTTTTACGATTGTTGTTATTTGAGTTGGAGTTGCTCTTACGGTTGTTGTTGTTTGAGTTGGAGTTGCTCTTACGGTTGTTGTTGTTTGAGTTTGAGTTTGAGTTGTTGGAGTTCATGTTATTTTTGGTGGGGCGGCGGAACGATCGTGTCGCGTTGTTATTTGAGTTAGAATTAGAGTTTGCGTTACGGTTACCTCTTGGTGACCTCCCAGTATGTACCCAGTTGAGTACATCCTCAATAGACCACGACCCATCAATTTTATCGTATCCCTTCCAGCTCATAGCCGTCGTCCTAACGCCAAACAATCCGTCATTATCAGGGAGTTGTATTGTTCCCCCTAACAATCTAAGTGCCTTTCCTGTCTTCGAAGTGGTGGTCATAATGTACGGGAAAGTTTTTGAAAAATACTTCCACTCGGCAGTGTTGCGTTCACTTTTTGGTGTATATTTGTGAATTATACCCCAAATGAACTTCTTAATGAAAGAGATACGCTTACGAGGATCATTAGGACCCGGATTTGTAGTGCGACCAATCGCTAACATCATAGCATACAGAGCCTCCATGTAACAGAAATGATGTTGTGAAAGTTCATCGTATTGAGAAAGTCTGAATGCTCCCCGTGCACCCTTTTCACCGAGCTTATTGAGAATTAGGGATCCCCAATTTGACGGGTCATTCGTAAATTTACTGTAGCTGTTTTTTACAAAACCACCTGAAGGTTGCACATTTACCTTTTCTGACCTCGCAGTTACCTTTGCTTTACATCCAAAAATGGATCGTACCCTAGGCGTACTCCACTCCATCTTGGACCCAAACTGTTTCAACGCTACTGTTAAAAATCTTGAACCCATTCCATACATAGAATCATATACAGTCACTTTTCCATTTTGGTGTTCTATATGAAGGAGACCGGTATGACCCGTCCTATTCTGAAACTTATGAGTAAGTAAAATGAAGTCTTGATCAGTGTCGTGGGGGTACTTTTTTCTCGTTGTATTGAGATTATTAGTGGTCTCCTTAATTTGGTAAGACATATATTCACGAGTTCCAATAGTATCTGTCATGATCCGCTCAAACATACCCGGGGCGTGAAGATATTTCTTGGCAATTTCAGAAGCGTTCTCAATAGCGAGAAGGGTTCGGGCTCGTTCTCGTTCTCCTCCACCAGTCTTGATTCCCGCAGTACGTTCTATGTAATCCTTACTGCTGAACTTGAAAGTCTTTTCACCAATCGCTTTCATGAGCTGATTGCGATTTGCACCCGCTGGTAGAAGTTTTACAGGTACAGGATTATTCATCTGATATTTACTTATATTTTTTTTATTCAAACCGACTTAGGTATTTAAATTTCGAATGGTTCTTCAAGTCCTATTAGCCGACCAGGTTCCTTTTTAGATACAAGATAGGTTATATGACTTGTGTGCACACCCCAAAGAATACCCGAGACCACTGCCACTATTTCATAGCTACTTAATCCCGCGTCATCTTCAGTGTTACCCACTATACACATGAAACTTCCCAGTATTACTATATTTTCAACTCCTAATACTGGAATAAAGGATGCTACCTCAACGGAATAATCGTTTAAAGCTAGAATTAACCAAAGTAGATTTGACAAAAAAGTGTACAGATTTGTAAAGAATACGAATACTTGGCAACCACCTATGAGATGTGCGGATATAGATATTAGTGACACCGTAGAAAGGCAAAGTTTTGACCATCTATAAATGTACTCGGGTTCAGACATATCTTTCTAAAGAGTCTAAGTTTTAAGTAATTAACGAATCCAATATCCATTCGCTGGTGATGAGGGTACGTTAGAGGCACTATTTGTTCTAGAAAGGGCTGGTCTGATTTTATCGGGGATGAAAGCGTAGAGTTTCTTTAATTCGTTGCAGAGGGATAGGTAGACGTTCTCAGGGATTTTATCAGATATACTGTCTATGATTTGCATTACATTTTGAAGTACATTCATTACTATAGTACACGACTATTTTTCTAAACACTTATAACACTGTGGAAACCACGTGACGGTTGAGCCTCTGTGCCTCGTCGAGTATGTCTTTGACGACGTAGGGGCAGTTACGCTTATCGTGACCCACCTGGCGGCAGCGACCACAGCGACGCGGACCCGAAGATCGCCGGTGGGCTCCGTTACGGATACCATACATTCGGTCAATCGCTTCTTGGTAATCTTGAACATCCACGTATCCGTGTTCATTTGGGGGAATCTGCGGAGCTTCCTCAAAGGTACCCACGCGCGTTTGGTGGCGACCACGTCCGATACGGGAAAATGATCCAGTCTTATTGTGAAGGTTTTGGAGATGATCACAGAACTTGAGGTAGAGGCCTTCGGGGATTTTATCCGAGGCCTCGTCCAGCTGTGTCATCATCGTGTGTAAAATTTCTTGTTGAGACATTTTTTTTATAAAAATTTGTAAGAAAAAAATTGACTTAGGGTTACTTAAAACGGTTGAACCTGCCCCATCGTAAAATTTTTACGTGTTAAGGGACTCTTAGCCCTTAAACCCCCATGCACGAGAAGACGAATAATACCATCAATGTCGTATACGTGTTGCACTTTACCATTGCGCAGGTCTACGTCAAGATACACTCGTTTATGTTTCTTTATATGCTTCGCGGCCTCTGCATTTGTGAAATTCTGTTTATAATACCCTTTCACGTTAGTTTTATTAACTACCTTCCACTTTCTCGCTTTCTTATCCCAATACCGTTCACCGTCTCCGACGAATTTTTTTGTGCGAAAAACCTGTTTCATCATCTTTCTATTAATCTTTTCAAATAGTTTCTGGTTTCGTGTGGGACTGTTGGCTACCACAGGACTCCCCATTCGGGATAGATTATTATTGTTATTAATCACCATGGAATTTCCAAACCTATTAAAGTTATGCTGTATCTGACGTGTATTAGATGGGGGAGTCGAAACGCGTGCTCGTACTCGTCTAGTAAAGGATGAGTTGGAATTGGAGTTGGAATTGGAATTGGAGTTGGAACGATTCGTCACTGGTGACCGCACCATTTTATTATCTACTTATATTTTTTTCTCATCTGATCCGTGAAGGTGGTCCATTCATCATTTTTCTTATCGGCGAAATAGAAAGCTTTTAAAGTCGCGTTATCGAGGGATGCCTGCTTTTTCATCTGCGCACCAGTCGTGTTTTTGCGGGTTTTGCGGAAATATTCACCAGATTTTTGTTCCGCTTTAATCATAACTTTTAAGACAGATTTCCACTCTTTTTGAAGTTTGGTATATTTCTTAAGGTCACGCGCGTTCATTTTAGACTCGATAGATTTAGGGAGAAGTTTGAGGTTAGCCATTTACTGTATTACGAGATTTTTATTACCTACTCCAAGAGCTGCCTCTGAAGCTGCGCGAGGGTGATGTTATCCTCGCGATCATCTAGACGCGCTTCGCGAGCCAATTGCCACGCACGCACCCGCTTGACCGACGCCGCCGCCTTATTGTACTTTTTCACCTTTTCCAAATATCCAGTCGCCGTTTTGTTGTAGTTTAAGACGCAGCCGTTGAGATGCTCCCGATCTTCTTTTAACTTTTCCGCTTTCCTGTTCAACATCCGCTCAGCCTCCTCCAACACGCGCCATTGGGTGTCGAGTTCTGATGGGGTTTTTTTTACCGCCACGTGTAAATTTTTTAATTGGTTGCACACCTCCAAATAGAAGCCTTCTGGAACTTGTTGAGCGTTGTCGTCCATGATTTGCATGATTTTGTGACACACGGCCATTTGAGGATTCATCGTTGTACGCACTGTTTACTTTTTTAGATGAAATTTACAAATATTCTTACAAACTTAGGTGCTATTTAATCTTTAACGGCGTCGTTCGACCCGCGCCTCAAACCCGTTGTCCACCATTCGTCCATTCTCACCCACCCAAAACTCACATGGCGCGTTCTCGTCTTCGTCGAACTCCCAGTAATCACGACAATAGACAGGAGCATCAAGTTGACTCAACTCACTCTCCGTATCCACACAAAGCATTTCCAACCTGGTCATCTGTGCCTTCGACTCAACCACCTTTAACTTAGCGTTGTTGAAGTACTCGGTCATGTTCTTTTGGCATTGTTCCTTGTAGTCATCATGAATCTTCTTCTCAAAGGCGGGAAGCTTTTGGATTGTTTTAAGTGAAAGATCATCGTAGTAGACGAAATCTGGGACCTTCTCCTCCTCGGTTCCAATTTCCATCACGACTGCTCGAAGACCGTTTTCCGTCAGGTTTTTCCAGGTCCAGGAGTTAAACGCAGCGGCAGTGGATATGCAACCAACGAGTTCCCCAGCCTCACCACCGGGAGCCCAACGGACGTTCTTCACACACCATTGCTTGATAGCCTGGCTCTTTCGAAACGCAGTCATACGCTTGATGGGAGTCCAATCCGTACGCCTCGCTTCTTTCTCCCACTTCATGAGAACCTTGTACTCCTCGTGCATCTTCTTCACATGATCCAGAAGCTGGTCTCTGAGACGTGCAATCTCAGAGAGACGTCTTCGGTCGAGATTCGGGGCGAACGGGGCACGAACCGCTGGTCGCGGAGACTCGTAGTCGCTGTCATCCTCGCTACCAAGTTCCGAATCATCATCACTGTAGTAGAAGGTGTCTTCGTGAAACGGTTTATCACCGTTGAGTTTGTCATGGATGCGCTTAAGATTATCAGCCATATCCAAGTACATGCCATCTCCGATCTTGTCGGAGATGAAATCGAGGGCGGCCATTACACGTTGAAGTTCTTCCATCTTTATGTTGAAAATTTGTGAAATGTCATATCGACTTAGGTTTTTTTCTTTCGTGATTTCAAGATGAAGCTCTTCGTCGTGATCCTAATCCTGACGCTTCTATTATTTTTGGTTTTTGAATATAAAAATAAAAAAATATATTACTCTACTAATTTTTTTGAAAAATTTGTTCATGAAAAAATTAAAAAAGATTGTTTAGAATTCAATTCTCAACTCGTTGATGAAGATATCCCTGATAATGTTAAAAGAAAACGTTTCTATATAGATCCAACACATGATATACACAAATTACTAAATTCTGATGAAGTTAAGAATAAACTAGGATTCAGTGGGTACGAATTAAGTATAGACGTTCCGGTTGAATACCGTGTGTACGGTATGGGTGGACATATGAATTGGCACTCGGATACACAATTATATGTTCCAGAACAATACGAATTGATATATACGATAGATAATACGTCTGATACGACGTTTAATTGGAAACAACCGATAACAGGTAAAATACAGTCATTAGAACCTAAGCCTAATAGTATTTTATATGTTAGAGCGAACGGAGCACCACACATGGTCTCCGAAATAACCGATGGATCTCGGTATATACTTAAATTCGTGTACGTTAAACCTGGATCTATTTATTCGCCACTATGATAATTTATCGCTGCTTGCTCTGCGAGTTTTTTAGATTCTTCTGTTACATCACTAACGTCCATCTTATAATAAATAACAGCTATTTCTGTTGGTTTAAAATCACCACCCATTTTATTAAGGACTGCCTGGCGATACTTCACAGCATCTTCATTAGGGGTACCATTAGGATTATATAATACAATCTTACCTTTATCATCAAACCATTTAGCCCAGTCGTTAAATTTGGGATCGTAACCTCCCTCCCAATACCATTTGGGTGCCGTGAAAGTAAAATTATCAGGCTGACCCACAGCCCATGATCCACTTTGAGATCTTTTGTATAAAATGTAAAATTGTTTACCGTCGTATTCCGTTTCCCTAGACACTTGACCATCGTAGAATGTATGTGGTTTCCACTCACATACATCACTAGCGGGTAGACCGTCCATCGTATACTTATTCCATCTATGATCCTTACCCAATTGTTTTCCGTAAGATTTATACGCGTGAAGTCCAACGTTTGGGTCTCGGTATTTATCGTCGCCGCGCAGGGACTTTGTTTTATTATCTTGCCACTGATTTTGTGGGGCCCATGAAGGACTCGCCGCATTCTTTCCACCTGGTTCAAAACGTTCTAACCCCAAGTCTTCAGAAGAAAATTGATGAGTTGTACAACTCACTTCGTTTAACGCGGCACATTGATTTTGGTATTGACTTTCTTTAGCGTTACAACCACCTTGTTCCAATATGGGTTCACATTTTACGTTTGGTGTCGAAAGAGTTAATGTATCTGGGTCACAATACGGTTGATTTTCAGGTCGTACGGTATGTCCACTTGGACATTTAGGAAGAGCGCGTGTACCAGGTAAAACTAAACTTCTATAATCATCGTCGACAAGACTATTTTCGTCTTTTATTTCATTACCAAATCGGTCTCTTCGTACGGAGATTGCATAACTGTGTCTATCATCAGATCCCGCTGCAATTTTATTTCTCACAATATTCGATCCCGGCTCCACGCCATAGTCTTTCCACCCAAGATTGTACGCGTTTGGTTCCGCCTCCTCGAATTTGTAATCGTCTCGGTGCCTGTTGGTCTTCTTTTCCCACCCACCGCTCACTTCTTTAGTTCCCCCAGTACGAGGGCTATCAATTCTACCCGTCCGTATGAATTGTACAGGGCACCCTAACTGAATCTGTGTCGTTGGGTCAACTTCATCGTCCAGCGTAAACCTACCTGGAAACGCGGTTTTTTCGTTTTTACCGTTATTTTTACACACACCGTCAGCATCGGCAGGTGTCCACGCAGCATTAGAATACCGGGCCGAGTCTTCTGGAAGTGCCTGTTCTTTTTCGTAAACTCCATACTTAAAACCACCACTGGCACTGCCGCGATTGTGAGGTTTACGATTATTAAGACTACCATCCGTCGAGTAATCAGTCGTACCCCTAGGCTCACCATCATTTTCAAAATCTAACGGTGTATCCTGACACGTTCTCGGAAATTTGGGGTGTTCAAAGTTTCCACTTTTATCGAGAACAGTGGAATTTGCGTCGATTTTCTTTGCTATATGTTCTTTTATCAAAGGATCTTTTAAGTATCCATCTTCATATTTAGCGAATATAGCTTCACCACTAAACGTTCCTATATCAAATCTTCTATTCCCGTATTTCTGAAGTTTACACCAATATTTACCCTTGTATTTATTCGTATTACCATTATCGAATGTCTCTGGACCGGCGGTAAGGCTCTTAAACCTATATTTTTCTTCGTCTGCTATTGTACTCGCATTTCTTTGAATACCACGCATAGCATGGTGTCCACGTTCCGTATCGAATATAGGGTCTATAGAAAATGCCGAACACTCGTCACTATCCTTACACGCGTCGGAGCACTCCTGGAACGTCGCTTCATACATCGGTTTCACACAACTTCCACTCCACTGAGGTTGTGTTCTTTCGGGCCTTGACATAAAGTATTTTGCGTAAATTGAATCTATACGATTATATTCGTGACCCTTAAAACCCCTGCTGATTAATTTCTGACCGGGCTGTACCTGTGCGAACGGTGAGGCGCCATTTGGAAAACTTTCTCGTTGTGTATTCCATCTATCCATTTCCTGTTGATAAGTACGGCCATCGCGGCGAGCGCCGTACAATAAACCATAATTATACATTCGAGGATCGCCAAGTAAAAATTCACCTGGTGATGTCGGGCCACAACTAATTTTCATCTGTACCTTTTCTTTTTTCCATTTACCATATTGAGCATCTTCTTCATCTCTTACTAACGGTTTTCCGAAGGAGTTTGTATCGTCCCACTGAAATGCTCCGTCGGGATCTTGTACGACATAATAATCCTCAAAAACGTTACCGACTTCTGAAAATTGGATTAATTTTTGTCTACTACCTTGGGGTGAAGTGCTATTAACAGTAGGTGTTTCTACAGCAACGTTTCCATCGTTCCACCCATCCTCAGGCTCTAAACTCGCACTAGCGAATAAGGAAACCATTCTCTGTGTAAACGGTGACGATTGGTTAATAGCTTCGTCACCTCTAGAAAATAACGCATCTGTACCCAAATCGGATGTAGGTAAATCACCCGCGTCTATAGCATTTGCGTCGGCCTCTATCTTCGGTAAAGTATCTTCCAATACCTGGAGTCCTTCGCCCAAATCCGATTTTAAAATAGTAGTATCCTTTACCTCTTTATCCATTACTTGTCTTTGCTCCGTTCTTAGAGCAAGTTCACTTATCTGCCTTTCTTTATACTCTTGTCCCTTTACCATCAATTGAGTGTTTATAGTTTTCCGTAAACCGTCGTAGGCATCCTCTGCCACTTCATCATACATTTCATTATCCGGCGCCGTTTGGTTTTCGTAAATATGATCCTCTACCAACCCTGTATACTTTTTGATAAATTTTAATTCGTCATCAACACTCTCTTGTATTTCGTTTTTAATTTCGTCTTGTGTACCTTGTACATTGGCAGCCTTCATATCCACCTGTTTCAAAAAAGCGTCGTGAAGTATCACGTCTTGTGTTCTTTTCTTTTCTATTTTATCAATACCTTTTAGAAGTTTGTGAACAAGAGATCTAGGTCTGACCGGTGCATCTTCTGAAGGACCCATCTCAATATCCGAAGGACCTATATCCTCTTCATAATATTCTGATCGTCGTTTTCGTGTCACAAATAAAAATACGACGATCAAAAGTATCGTCACCACTAAGGTGATCATTACTATTATTAAGAATTTTTTCTGTAACGATTAGTTTACATACTCCCTGATGAAAGATGGGCACTCCGTTTTATATCGCGCGAACGATGCCTTATCGTTGATATAATATTCCTTATATGCTTCAACCACATTAGGGGTCTTATACTGTTCTGGCATACACTCCGGAATACCTTCAGTTGAATAATACGCCGTATCACTGATATGTTCTTCGAAAAACGAAGGGTGGTTATCACGAAGCCAATATAAATGTTCGGCGCATGTATGAATTTTACCGTATCGCTTAGTATATTCGTCACTCAAAGCAATGCCGATATCACACGCGTACAAATAATTTTGTAAACTCGACGCGATCCACATAGTCATTGGATGCTTTTTGTGCGCGGGTTTATACCCCCTACGAGTCTTCGTTTTGGTGAATGGGGCTTTAGCTTGTACAGTATCCTCTTCGCCGGAATAGAACCACGCGGTGTACAACATCTGACAGATTTCAAGTTGAATTTTTATCACATGTTGGTCACAAGATAGTTCTGCGATCTCTTTGGGGTCTAGTGAAAGAAAGAAGATATTCATGTTTTACTTTCATACCATCTCGACACGAACTTAGGTCAATTACAAAATCCCAAGGTTTGTATTTGTTTTCTTGTAGGTCTAGAAACTGGTAAATCATCCGTTTTTTTACTATGAACCCACTGACAACCATCGTAGGCCGTCCATCTAACATCGTGTTTTTGTAAAAATTTCCTACATATCACACATGGCATAGATATACTATCACCGAATACAGTTCGTCTCGATACAACTAACTCACCATATTTTCTATGTAACCACGATGTAAACTGGTGGGGTTTGTATCCACTCTTTAAACATTCGTTATATAAATGTTTTAAAAGTTTGCGTTCAGCACATATATGATTATTACTCTCTATTTCTGGACCTTTAGACATATAACATGTCACGGTGCAGTATTTCATTTAAATATGAACGGAACAATTCTTTAATTTTGTCAATGTAGATGGTATGATCATGGATGGTTTTTAGAGAAGTTCGGCGAATATTTATTTCTCCCTGTAAACACGAAAGGCTTATTGAATTCTTCGTTTTTAGGGGTTATGGGTTCTGGCTTTTTTGGTAAGTATTTATCTATAACGTATACTGGAGCAAATATGATACTCATTATAGCTATAATATTTCCAATGGGTGTGAACATTTATATTACCAACTATTTTTTTATACATTAAGTTCTATCGTACTCGGCTACACGCTCACTAAGTGTCATTCCATCTTCACCGGGTGTTTCGACATATTGAACGTTACAGACGCTCACGTCGAATAAGTCGCCGTGTGTCTCACATAACATACAACGCGTGGTAGGCTTTACGCCGGGGAGATGGTTGTGTTCGGGTGTGCTTTTTTTGAGCGCTCGCTTCGTTTTTTTAGGGACGATGGGATTATCCGGGTCATGTCTTTCACAAAAGGTCTTTCCATCCAAACATTTTCGCCTACAAGAATTTCCGCGAATATTGATCCCTGTACAAGCCTGGCGTTTCGGTCGCGGCGGTTTGGGTTCCTTTGGTGCCTTGAGTGGTCTCGAATGAACTTTACATGTAGTCATCCCTTCTGCACAAAACTTGCGACACTGTACACCTTTAGCAGTTATAAACGGGCACTTGATCTTGATAGGTTTGATTTTCTTAGGTTTTACTCTTGATTTTAACTCTTCATTTTCTTTACGGAGCACTTCGATTTCAGCGCGAAGAAGCTCGACTTCTGTCAGTTGCGGGGTCTCCATGATTTCGGACATCTTGATTTTTAGAAAAGTTGTGGTCGACTTAGGTTTTTTTATTTCTTTGAACATAGTAGAATGGAATCGATATACGATATACCTAAAAAAGTACAATACATCGTATTGGATTCTAGATACGTCACTGGAACGAACAATACATTTTCATTAGATTTATCACTCACGTCGAACACACACGTCGAAGACTACAGTAAAGTTCTCGGTGTCAAGATGGTAGATTTTTACATAACTCAAGTGGGAGAAAATACATCCACACTTAACACAAACGTGGCTAAATACGTAGACATCGTTTGTCCAGAAGTCCCGCAAGTCGCTCAGATGCTGGATGAGCGCCACGGGAGAATATTTGCGAGAGTGCCGCTTGAACGACATTTCACGGGAAGTAGTGGAATCGTTCTACGAGACAAACAGTGGAAAAGCTTTAACCGTAAAACAAATTATTTTAACCCTATATCTATACAAAAGTTAAATTTTACCATATATGAGCAACAAGATGACGGTGATTATAGAACATTACAACCGGATGCTGCGTGGTATATGGTATTAGAAGTGACTACGGTAAATCATAAAGAAAAACCTGTAACGAAGGAAGCTCAAATATTAGATGCTATACACGCCCTCATAGGTAAGATAGAGATGTTACATCAGAGTGTTGATAAACTCCCAAATAAAGAAACGGCTGAGAGGATTATAGAAGAAACAGAGAAGAAACGTAAGAAAATGTCATTTAACTATATTCTTCTAGCTCTGGCTGTTCTTATAGGTGGATACGTATATTATGTAAATAAGGTAAAGTTAGTTGCTAGTATGGTTATGTAATAAAGATTTTATGATTTGTACAGATTCATTTTCATCTACTTCCCACCACTTACCATAAAACACTTGTTTCAAAAATTCTGGAACGTGTGTATAATCAATGTTAGTTGTCGTAGAAGGTAACGTGATTATATCCACACCCAAATCAGCAAAGACTCCTTTATTATGACTTATGATAGGTTTATTAAAATATTTTGATTCTAAATGTAATAATCCCACACCTTCACCCCTGGTACATGTAACGCAATAATCAGACATATTAAATAACACGGTCAATTTTTCATTAGATAAACGCTCAGTTATCACTTTAATATTTTTTGATATACACAAATTATCGTTCTTGTTCGTTTTTACTATAAGAATATGGTCAGTACCATCAAGTGCTCGCGTAAATATCCTTGTAAGAGTAATAACATTCTTACGAACATCATTGGTTCCGTTGTATAAAAATATAATTCTATTTTTGTCTATAATTTTTGGTTTAACTTGGGGTTTAGATCTCAAAAAAGATGATGTCCACCAATCTAACGAAACACAATTAACACCATTACGTATTAATATATCTCTCAAAAAAGGGTAAGGAACAAAAACTGTATCAAATAATTTCATTTGTGAAATTATATACGGATGAACATCGTCCGTTTCAAACATTGTACATAAGTTAAGTGTGTTATAATCTTTTCGAAGAGTTTCAGTTATCTGTTTCCATTGCGGAAACGTTTCTATCAGTTCAGAGAGTGTGAAAGTTGATGGTTTATTATCTCCTACTATACCCAAATCCTGTTCTAGAAAAAATCTCCCTTCGACTTGCCCGTATATCATATCACTTCCCTTATTTACACCATCAATCTCATACACATTTGTCACATAATCTTGTGTACAAAACCACGGTTTGTCAGATTCGGCTGTCACTAAATATTTTTTACCATCTATTTCTATCACGCTCGTCGGATCACATATGTTTTTTGAGTTTATAGGTTGTTCCAAATCTTCGATAGTGATCACGGGTTTTTCCTCTTTAAAATTTATCACCCATTTGTAAATATCATGTTTTAGCGTGTTACACACTTTATATGTTTTATGTCCATAACCATAAAACTCATCCTCATTCAATTTATACCCCGGTGTACCACCTCTATACAAAGGCTCTTCACCATCTGTTTTTTCCGAATCATCTAAAACCTCTACATGTCTAATAAACCCTTCGTCCATATTAAGTTCGAATAACTTTAAAGGTTTCATGTAGTGTATGTAGTACAATTTATTGCCATATGGTATAAAAGTTACGTTTTTACCATTAGCGGGTATACGTATAGAACTTTTATTTTCATAATCAATTAAAGTCATTCTATTACATAAATTGTTTAATACATATAAATTGTCTCGATAAATGAAACATCTCGGATCTTCTCCACGTAATAACATAACATTGTCATCAATTATATCAAAAGTTTTGTTCATTTTTACGACCTTGATCACGGTATCTTCTGGGCCATAATGTCGTCTTCCAAAACCTAAAATATCACCTTTATATTCTATCACTGAATAAAATATAGAATTTATAGAAGTTTTTATCCTTTTAACATGCCCAAAAGTTACCATTATACGACTATTATATGTATCCTTTAATTACATCAATTCGTAATATAAGTTTCCCTCTGTAGGTGTAATTACATTATCATTCTTCCAACGTCCTAGTTGTTTTTCTATGGATTTAATATGCCATAACGCCAATGCTGGGAGAGGATTTAAATAAATACATTTTGAAGAACCCGTTAATTTAATATGCGTTTCTTTTGTCCATTGTACATTATCGCAATTTTTGTATATACGAGACTGGAAATCTGGCCAATTTATCCACCCATTATCGTTCATTTTATAATTAGACATTTCTATAAATTCCTGTGTAGCACCGGGGTGAATATTTATTCTAGGAATCCATACGATTTCGGCGTCAGTTGTTTCTAATACTTTTTTTATGTTTTTAATAAGCATTTCTTGAGGCATTTCATCAGCATCTATCAAGAATGTATAGTCGCCAGTAGAAATATTACTATGATAAGTTGCATTGTCATAAAAATTATCAAACGGTCTTTCGAATACATTTATTTTATCTTGAAAACAATCTACAACCTTTTGGACCTTATCAGTTTTATTAACATTATCTATCACAACGTGTATATTATCCTCTTTATCTATAACATGTACTAAAAAATTTAAAAGAGAAAATAACTCTCGTGATTCGTTACATACTTGTATTGTATATGTAATTTTCATATATTAAATACTTATCATATCTTTATATATATAAAGAATGTGGTACATTCATATGTAATGAACAACACACAAAAACTTTTAAATACCGTGTTAGATGTAGTACATAAAAATAAAATAGGGCATGTGGGGAGTTGTATAACAACTGTTCCTATTATTAGAAATATTTTTGAAAATAAATCTAGTAACGACGTGGTAATATTAAGTTCTGGGCACGCAGGTATAGCTTTATACGCTGCATTGGAAGTATACGAAGGAAAAGATGCTAACGAATTATACCTAAAACACGGGGTTCACCCCGGTAGAGATATAGATAACAATATTCAAGTATCAACCGGATCTCTCGGTTGTGGGATACTAATAGCCGTTGGTCACGCTTTAGCTGACAGAAAACGAAACGTTCACGTAATTATATCCGACGGGGAATGCGCCGAAGGTTCTGTTTGGGAAGCGCTAACTTATATTTATAAAGCAAATGTAAAAAATTGCAAAGTTCACGTAAACATAAATGGTTATTCGGCGTACGATCATGTTAACAGATTTTATTTATGGCTCCGACTAAAAGCGTTTAACTGGCGAACAAATATATGGTTCACAAAAAATCCTAATTTTAAATTCTTAAAAGGACTTCAAGCACATTATCACGTTCTTTCTAATGAAGATAAAGAAGAGATGTTATCTACATACAATGCGTAGAGAATTTGCAAAAAGATTACATGAATACATGTCTGCACACCCAAATGTATTTTTAATAACCGCTGATCTTGGATATGGTGTTCTAAATGATATACGTAATGATTATCCGGATAGAGCTATAAATGTCGGATCATCCGAAATGTTGATGGTGGGTACGGCCGTTGGTTTAGCTCAAAATGGATATATTCCGATATGTTATTCAATAACACCGTTTTTGTTATTTAGACCATTTGAACTTTTGCGTACATATGTAAATAATGAAAAAGTCAATATAAAGCTTGTGGGATCTGGTAGAGATGATGATTATTCCCATGACGGGTTCTCGCATTGGGCGGGTGATGATATTAAAGTAATTAGCACACTAGAAAACATTAAAACGTACAAACCAGACAAATTGACAGACGCGTTATTTAACGAATTTATGGAAAATAATACTCCATCATATATAAATTTAATTAGATAATCGTGTTCTATCACCGTAAGATATGTATGGTGTATCCAAAGATGTATTATCCACAATATCATATGTTGCTCCGAAAAACGTAGCCCATTCGGATAATAACATTTTTTTCTCGTATACAAGATCTATTTCCTTCTCACATCGAATGTTACAAACATAATCGTGTATTACACGTCTTACATCTTCAACATCGATCATATCAAAGTATTTATCCTTATCTATGGTGATATGACCGTCATGCTTACAAATACTTTTAAATCTATCCCTGTAAACAGATGATCCATCACCCGAACCATAACACCCAAAAACTCTCAATATATACGCGTCTGATATTTGTCTTATTCTTTTCTCTATTATCCACTTGGATAAACCATAAGGTTTTGTGGGTGGATTTCCGAGTGTAGATGCTCCGCTCGAAATGTATATGAGTTTTCCTTTAAAAACTCTACGGACATTTTCAAACATTAGTATATTAGAATGTGTCACGTCACCGGTTTCTTCTTTTAACATACTACCTCCTAAAACTGCGCAATGAATTATTACATCAAAATTAGATTTTTTAAGGAATAATTCAACTTCGTTTTGATTCATTAAATCAACGTCATGTCGAGTTATACCATGCCAGTCGTCGTGTACAGATAAAAAATACCTTCCCATAAAACCATTACTACCTAATACCGCAACTTTCATTTTTAAAATTGCGATTATATTCTTTAAATCTTGTACATTTAAAAATATGAGTATTTAGTATGGGTAAGAAAGGTCGTCGTGAAAAGTTATCACCATGTTCATATGAAGCTGAGTTTTACGAAGAAGACTTTGATATGGAAATAAATGTTCCGACGACCGTTCCGAAGAATGATCATCAGAGGGATTATAATCGCGTTTTATACGGTATGAAACCTATGGTGTTTGCAATAGGGCCAGCTGGTACGGGTAAAACTATGTTAGCCTGTTATGCGGCTATACAAGGATTAAACGATGAATCCTTTAGTAAAATCATCCTAACTCGTCCAGCAGTTTCTGTAGAAGAAGATATTGGCTATTTGCCTGGAACACTCGAAGAGAAAATGGATCCATGGACGCGACCCATCATGGACATATTCGGCGAATTTTACACACAAACTCAAATAGCTTCGATGATTAAAGAAAAAGTAATAGAAATTTGCCCCCTTGCATTCATGAGAGGAAGAACCTTTAAAAGTGCCTTCATCATAGCCGATGAAATGCAGAATAGTACCCCGAATCAGATGAAAATGTTACTCACGCGTATGGGTGACGAAAGTAAGATGGTCATTACAGGGGATCTGAGGCAACATGACCGTAAGTATGACGATAACGGACTAAAAGACATATACGAAAAGATAAAAGATAAACGTCACAAACATATAGAATGTATTACATTTGAACACGCGGATATAGAAAGAAGTTTGGTAGTTAAAGATATTTTGGAAATTTACGGAGATTTAAAAGAATAGTTCTTAGTATATAAATGCTGTATGGTATAGGAATTTCAGAAGGTCTCGGTATGGAGAGTATTCGTATCGGTGGGAAAAAACATGTATTGTTCCGCGGTGAATCGGGTAAAGTTTCTATGCTAGAGGCGCAATGTCCACATAGAGGTGCCAACTTATGCAAGGGTAAGATAAAGGGTGATCACGTTCAATGCCCATATCACGGTTGGGAATATGACGCGGATGGAAAACTCGTTAAAGTACCATCCACACCTAATATCCCTGTAGGTGGAAATATTGGCTCTAAACCCGTCGTAGAAGACGGTGGTTTTATTTGGACTGCAAAGAAAAATCAACCTCTCCCAACTCGGTATTGTAAAGAACTGACCGATCCCAATTGGGTTCAAGTTTACGGGTCTAAAAACCTAGAGGGTAATATTTACGACTGGATTTTAAACGCGACTGATATTTCACATATAAATTACGTCCATAACTTTGCCGACGAAGACAACGGAATAGTTAAGAATCTTAAAATTGAAACAATCGATGATTACGTTGATTGTCACGCAGTCGTTCAACCTAAAGCCTCGTCTACATTCACTGAACATATGCAGCCTAAAGATGGTGCACCCGTTCACAGTAGATTTGTTGCCCCAGCTACGTCTATCGTACGTATCAAATTGGCCGGCAAATATGAATTTATAACGTTTAGTACCCTTTCCCCTATAGATGACACTCACACTAAAATGTCGTGGTGTATGATGTACCCAAAAACACCCTTAATGAACAATCCTATCGTCAATAAAAGATTTCACGATAAAATGTACGAAACGGTCGCTCAAGATGAAGCTATAATTAAGGAGATTGATTGGGTTCCGATGTTTGTAAACGCTCCGTGCGATAAGTTTCAAATTGAAGCATTACAGCTCCTCGAAGGCTAAATCACCGTATAAATCTTCCAGCACTTCGAGTGCTTCTCGTGCAAATTTAAGCGAGGCTCCGCACGTCTTCGCCTTACACTCTGCAATTTTTTTATCCTTTATTTGTGTTCTTTTGTATTTAGATATACGTTGTGACAATGTTGATAACTTCATCGGTTCTACCATGGGGTTATGAACTATGAATACACGTTTTTTATCATTGGAATCGATTGAACATTTTGGAACCACAACTTTTGCGGTCACCGTTATCATTTACTATTATTTCTAAAATTATTCGTCGGATTTCTTAACAACCTTCTTGGCTGCAGGTTTGGCCGCAGGTTTGGCTACAGGCTTCTTAGCGACCGGAGCAGCACTGGCACCCGGGGGACCCTGAGGACCTCGGGGTCCGGCTGGACCTGGAGGTCCCGCGGGACCGGGGAGACCCACACCTCCAGATCCTCCAGCTTCACACATATCAAC